TATTTCTGTTGAACTCAAAGTCGTAAAAGAAGGTTCCCGAAGCCATCGCAATTGCTGTGATAACTTCACCACTTGAAACCAAAATACCACCCGAGTTTTGGGTTATACCGGTCACATTTACAGCATCAGTAATGTAGATTTTTTTGACACCACCAGCGTTGCTTTCACAACCTAGTGAAATACCACCATTTAATAAATCTGAATTACAAGCCATTTTTTTATGTTTTTATATTTTTGTTTATTTTGAAAAAAAGGGGGTGATTAACCCCCTTCTTAAAGGTTAGGTGTTATGGTCTGAAATATACAATTTCATTACCGAAATAATAATCTACACCGAATTTGAACTCACCTACTAATCTAATTGTAGGTTGTCCGATTGTATCCATCATAGGGATAATTCTAACATCTTCAAAATCTGATTCTAGGTCAGTCAATAAGAACATATTAGACAACGCACCTGCTACGATAGTGTTTGCTGGCATACCCGGTGCTTCTATAATTTCAATACCTAAGTAATCCAATTGTTTAGCACCTACATAGTAAGCCTCAGAAGAAGCCGCTGCGATTGCTTGTCTGTAAAGTTTAGCCGCTGCGATACCCATAAAGATTTTTACATCTTCTTTTGTTGATACTGTATTAGGTATTGCGTTATATACTGCGGTAGTTGCTGAAATAATGTTTGATAATGTAAGAGCAAAACCAGTAGGTTTGATAACATCACTATCCCCACTAAATTTATAGATTAGACCATCACAAACATTAATAGGGTAAGTAGCACCAGTTGTGTTTCCTTGCCATACGATTGTTTCAAGGTCAGCACTAACTTTTCTAGCGGTAAGGTCTAACAAGTATTCCTCCATAGAAGGGGGCATTACTTCATTATTGTTAGAACCCGCTCTCAATTGAGTTGAAAGGTAGTTAGTTTCAAAAGTTCTTTTACAATACTCTAAGTTTATTTTTATCGCACAAACCTCAAAAGATTTCTGGTCTAATGTTCCTTCACCACTTGATGAAAAGGTGCAGTCTGCGTCTTGAAGGATATTACCCAAATCAAAAGACGCTAATTTTACTTTTGACTTAACATTTGGTATAAGTGTAAGTAAAGATTTTGAAGGACCACTCAAAAGTGCTGCGCTATAAAAGCCTTCTGCGTCCCTCCCGGTAAATACTGTATTATCTACTAGTGCCATTTTTTTTATTTTTTATTTTGTTTATTTATTGTTTAATATTTGAATTTTTTATTTTGTTCAAAATTATTTAGTTCTTTTAATTCTTCTGAATTTTTGAATTTTGTCGTCAAAAGTTTCTTTTTGAATTTTGTTATACTCGTCAATAGTTGTTTTTGATTTTTCGCCGGGTTGTTTTGATAATTTTTCTACTTTTGAAGTTAGGTCTTCTACTTCCCCATTCATATTAGATTCCATTTCATCAAAACGCTTAGTCATTTCAGCAAACATTCTCATCATTTCTTCAAATCTTGGTTCCAAAATCTGCATAACTTCTGATATAATCGCTGTTTGTTCTTCTGGTGATACAGATAATTCTTCTTCTTGATTTTCCAACGGAACTTCTTCGTCAGATGACATAGGTGTTATAGATGAACAAACGCCACCTTCTGTTTCAATAACAATATTGAACTCGGGTAGGGTATGTTGTCCATCGGGTGCTGGACTAGTAGTTCCATCTTCGGCAACTACATATACTTCTTTTCCGATTTCAAAATCGCCTTCTGTTTCTACAACCACCCCACTTGAAGTAGTTGTTCTCGCTAATGTGTATTTTACTTTTTCAAGTTCTAACATCGCTTTAATTTTTTGTAATGTTGTCATATTTTTCATTTTTACTATAAATATTTATTTGTTTATTGATTTTCAAAATTTATTTTTTTGCCCACTGACTATAACATACTGCGGTTCTTTGTCCAGCATCGGGGAACTCGTCATTCATTTTTTTTGAACCCATACATCTTGAAATAAATTTTTCCTCAGTATCATCAGATGTAGGTGTAGGTAATACAAAATTATATTTTGATAAATTAAGTTCATCTAATTTATTTTCAGCCCAACGACCCATAGGTCTGCCACCCCATAATCCGAAACTTATTGACGCACAACTATTAGGGTCATCTTGTTGTTCAAAATCGGGGGTAGCCCTTGAAATATACGAGAATATCCTTTTGATTGTATCTATTGATAATGGTTCTCTATTTGCGATTTGTTGTGCTCTTCTTTTTCCAACAAGAGTTCCACACTTATTATTATTATCTAAATTTCGTTGGATAGCACCCTTAGCAATATCTACCGCTTCTTGTGGGTAGTCATTATAACTTTGAAGTAGTATGTTTTTTATAAATTTAAGTTTTTCTACGGGGTTCATAGTTCTATAATTTCTATTTTTGGTAAAACGGGGTTATTACTATCAGTTGTAAAACTATCCTTACGACATCTACAAACTTGATTATCTGTTTTCCATCTACCTTCACCCACATATGAATGTGCTTGTCTATAACGGGGCATCTGTATCTGTTTGGTATTAGACCCCCACTTATATTCAAAAAAGGTTCCTTGAAGTTGCCATCCTAAATTATGAAGGGTCACGCATATAGGACAAGTTCGTTCGTCGTCATTTGCTACCCATCGCTCAAACTTAACTCGTCTAAATTTAAGTTTTCCATCTTTTAGGTCTTGTTCATATTGTTGTCTTAACAACTCGCCTCTAATCATAACTTCTTCTACGAAATCCCAATCTCCTTCATCGTGTGTATGTTCTAAATTACAATTACCACTACATTCATTATGGATACTTGAAAACATTTGTTCTATTTCCGCCATAAGTTCTACTGAAAAACCTTTTACTTCACCGGTCTTCACAACATCGTTCCAAAATTCGTCGTTCTCAATATATACCGAACCCATCCAACTACCTACTGGTAAATTAAAACCATACTTTTTTGACTTATCAAAATTTTCATCTTCAATAATCCAATTTTCAGTTAAGAACCCTTCTACAATCGCATCTTCCTTATGATGTAGATTAATCTTACCATTATTATTTTTCTTATTGTATTTTCGTTGGATTTTCAAAATAGTATCTTTTGAAAACACAATATTATATTCCCCAATCTTATTGTCGTTTCTATATATTTTTTTATCGGGTATCAATAGGGGTCCTAATAATATTTTTTTGTCAGTATCAATCGCTAACATAAATTGTTTGTTGAGAAGAATAAAGTTTTCTTCTATGGCGGGGTCATCTACCAAACTGATAAATTCTACACCACTAATATCATCATCTGTGATTTTTATTTCGTATAGGGGTAAATTTTCCATTTTCTTTTTTTTATAAATATATATTTGAAAAATAATTTTTATTTTTTGAATTGTTTTTTGTATCCTATGAAATTAAGTGCTAAAATAAACGACATATCCATAACCCTATCAAATTTTGTAATATCCCCACCCGCTAGTTCATACGCAAATGCGAACCACATATATTTTTCATTTAGTTCTTTTTCTCGTTTTGCTGCGATAATTTCTTTTTTACTTAATCCTTCGTAGTCATCTCCGTTATTATCTCCGTCATCTCCTTCATAGAAGATACCCTTATATTGACTAACAATTCCTCTACGAAATTCAAAAAAAAAAGGGCTACACCATAACCTAAATCAATAGGCATCCAATTATAAAAAAGTTCAGCCCTTGTTTTGGCTATATTACTATCATAATCTTCTATTTCATAGTTATTATGACCCTTATTAATTTTTGTTATAGGTCTATATAATATTGCTAATATTTTGTGAAGATTTTGAATTGGTGCCTTCATATATTGTTCTAAATCAATCCATTCCCCAACTTTAATAGCATTTAGGTTGGGTAGAAACCCATACTTAATACCATTGTGTTCCCAACTCTGATAAAAATTTTTTAATGGTTTTGCGATAACCCATTCCAATTCGGTCATAATATTTCCGAGTTGATTTAGAGATAATTTTTCAATTTCTGAACTATCCTTATCACAAAAAATACTAACGACATTAACCATCAAATCCAAACTTGATAAATTTTTTTTATCTAAAAGTTCGAATTCCATAAAACGACCCACAGATATTTCTGACCAATCTTGGGGGACTACTAAACTTAATTTATCCATATTTTTTTATTGATAAATATAATGGTGGATTATCCAAAAGATGCTCTACTTTCAATAACTTGAACCCTATTAACAACTGATGTAATATCTGTTTCAGAAACAAATACTTGAAATTGTCCTTGTTCATTCTGAGTAAATGCCCCTAATTGTTGGAGTGCTGGTTGTGGGGGTAATTGTTGTGGTAGATTAGATAAATTAATACCTCCAACGGCACCTCCACCCGTTCCACCACCCAAACCTAATCCAGAAGCATCAGCCTCTTTTAATGCATTTTTCGCTTTTGATATTGCTGCGATAATCGCTGCGATACCGGATGCTAGTGTTAAAGCAAAAACTACCGGTCCTGCGGGACCACTCGCCGCACCCGCTTGTGTAGAAATAACCACATTATTTGCCAACGCCTTAGCCGTATCTAACGCTATTGTAGCAATAGAAACATTCCTTTCAAACTTAATTTGTCTTTTTTGTAATTCTATTCTCTGTTTTTGTAATGCGTTATCTTTTGCGAAGAACTCAGCATCCAATTGTTCGAGTGCTCGGGTTCTTGCGGTTTCATCTTGAATATTAAGTTCTATATATTTTTTTCTTCGTTCATACTGGTCCTTATCTTGTTGTTCTTGAACCTTCAAACGGCTTTCCTCTGCGGAGAGTAAGGTTTGTCCTAATGAACTTATAATTTGTAATCCCTCTTTTGTTCTTTCAAAACGGGTATTTATCAAATCTAATCTCTCTTGAACAGCCTTTTTTTCTTTTTCAGTTTGGTCCTCAATTATTTTTATTTCTTGGTCTGATATTGTTTGTCTCGTTTCTAATCTTAATTTATCATACTTAAAAACAATTTCATTATATTCTACCGACCCCTTCTCTACCCCTTGAAGTTCATTTGCTTGTTGTTCATCCAATAATTTATTTTGTCGTTGTTGGAACTCTCTGAGAAAAACTAACTTATCTTCTTCGGTTCCTTTGAAGTTATCTAACTCTATATTAAGTCGGTCTAATTGTAATTGTAATAATCTATTTGCTTGGTCTTTTCTTTTATCTAATTCTTCTTTTTCTTTTTCTTTTTTTAATTCTCTTCTTTTTTCCTCAAACTCATTTTCAATTAATGTTATACTTTTTTCTAAATCTTTTTTCTTTTCCGTTTTTTCCTTTTCAGTTAATTTATCAAATTTATCTTGAAGTTCTTTTTTTGCGTCTAACTCCTCTTGATTAAGTTTCAGTTCATCTTTTAATTGTGCTTTTCTAATTTCTTCTACCTCAGCCTCAAAGTCATCTCTGAACCTTTTTCTGTCCGCCGCAGCACGCTCGTTTTCTCTTTCTCGTTCTTCTCTTTTTCTTTTAGCATCGGCTTCCGCTTGTTCTTTTTCTCTTTTTTCTATTTCATCTGCTGTTTTCTCTGCTTCTAATACCGCATTATTAAAAAGGCTCTCATTTAATGATTTTTGTGTATCTCTGGCATTTGCCGCATTTTCTTCCCTTCTTCTAACTTCCTCTTTTTCTTTTTCCCCCAAATTTTTTCTCAAA